ATAGGGGGCTGTTCATTTCTTCAAAAATAACTTTAAAGAGTTCGTCTGTGTCTTCTACTATAATTCTACTAGGATCTTCTTCGTACTGAGAACATTCATTTTGTTCTGCTTTTTCTAGTATTTCAGGCTCAATCCCCATTGAGCGAATAGAACCACTCCTGTAGTGAACATCTCTATCGTAATCAGAACTTGCATTTCCATAGAACGACAGAGGGTTTTTATTTTTTTCTTGTATTGCTGTCGCTTTACACTCGTCAGAGCAATAAAAGGAATAGTTGGTTAGTTCCAGTTCTTTCCTACAATAGACACAGCTTCTCATTTAGGTGCCCCAGCGGTGAGATTAACCCATCTTATGAACCAGAATAAACTAAACTGGTGCAACGGCTTGGGTGTCACACACATCTCACCTCGATTTCGCTGTCTGAGGCGCACAGCTTTTGGATGCCGTTGCTTTCGAAAAACGTTCATTCTTCCAAGACTAACACATCCTCCAATATTCCATCAGCGTTGATTCTTATGGTGTGGGCAAGTTTGTTTTTGTATATATTATAAAAAACGTCTTTGGCTTGTTCTCGTGTATATGGTTTTTCGTTGTGTCTTCTCTTCTCGTCTGAGTTCATCAAATACCATCTACCAAAGTTGCTCTCATAAGAATCACCGTTGTTATATTTATAAATTTCCATACTTATAAGTATGGGGTAGAAGTAAAGGAAAGTAAAGTATAAGTTTAAGAATAAAGGCAACTACTGTTGCTCTTCGTATTCCCCTTCTATAACCTTCCCTTGAGGGAGCACGCCACCTGTTTCATAGTAAAGTTCTTTCATTCTTGCTAGGACTTCGTCTTTTGACATGGTGTCTACTCTATTAACAGTTAACTCACTGCGGTTGACATAAAGACCTGCTGCCTTGCCTCTTGCGACTTCAGCAGTTACCGCAGCAGACCACGCACCATTACGCATAGCCCCATCACGAATTTCTTTAAGGTCTACTAAATGATTCCCCAACGTGAGTTCAGCTTTTGTGGCTGCTTTTGTTTGTAGTTGATGAATACGGTCTTTAACTATTGGGTTGGCGTCACTGGTTAACATTGTACCAGCACGTGATGCATTTTTCTCACTGTAGCCAGCCTTTTTTGCAGCCTCTTTTTTCTTCATTCCTTTAGCCACGTTTTGAGCAAACTTCTCTTGCTTGGGTGTTAGTTTCTTACTCAAAACTGCCTCCAAACACGAAGCTTCCAATCACCGTCTTCTTCTATTTTTCTGGTGACAAACTTCTTATCGTTTCTTCTAGCGTAGTTGGAAACAGCAACTCGAAGACGTTGTACATCTTCAGAGTCCCAATCTTCCATTGTGAAATATTCACCAACTTGCATTTTATGTAGGTTGTATTTATTATTACGAGGAACGATTTCAGGTACAGGCAGTCCTGTTTCAAAAGTAGATTGTTTCAATTTAGTGCACCCTCATTGACAAGGCTTCTGAAACAGTGTCTGGTTTGATTCTTTCAAAAGATTGCCAGAGATGGATGTCACAGTCCACGGTCACTAATATATTATCAGGGAACCAAATACCTATTCTCATGTGTGGTTCACACTCCTCTCCAGACTTGTGTTCATGAACCATAAGTTCTTTAGCAGCAAAAATCACTTCATCAAAATTCTCGTAACCCATTGATTTAACGTGCTTTTTAACATCTTTTTTAAGTTTAGGAAGGTCAATTTGTCGATTGTAATTATTTTTCTCAGCTAACTGATTAATCAGCTCAACGTCTTCCCAAAGCAGTTTCCGCATAGGAAGTTCAGAAAAGTTAATAGGCATATCATCTCCTTTTTATTTATATAAACATAAACTCTACTTTACTTCTAACCTAGAGTAAAGCAAAAATCGTTATTATGTTAAGAATTGTGACTCAGTGACTCTCTTTCTAAGACTCGTTGAACTAAAACCATGTTTTCTTTTATTAAAGTGAACACTACCCGCAACACTACTAGAAAGTTCCTTACCTGTAAAGTGTTTAGATTTGTATTCCTCACCAATGATTCTAATGTCCCACTTTATAGTATTTAATATATCTAAAAGCTCTTGTTCTGTGTTGTATAGAATAATTTCATCTATATATTTACACCCTCTCAGTTGGACTTGTCTCTCTACTATATTCTGCACAGGTTTATTCTTCACATCAGGACGATCAAGTGTTGGGTCAATTTGTAGCCCAACAATTAAGTAATCACAAACAGTTTTTGCTTCTTCTAACATGAATACATGTCCTGCATGGAACAGGTCAAAAGAACCAAAAGTAATTCCTACCTTATTTTCTTTCATGGTTGACCAACTGTGCCAAGTAGGCAAAGAAAAACAAAAAGCACTACAGAACTAATATGAAAAGAATACTTAATCATTACTTACCTGATCTGCACGACCTGATAACATTTCTGAAATTTCGTCTTCAAACTTGTTTATCTCTTTGTTGAGTTTTACAACCGATTCTTCTGGAGCATGTATACGAATAATCATTCGTACATTGTCCAGTATTTCTTCGTAACCGTCGTAGGTTTTTATTGGTTTATTCATCGTTTCCTCCTCCGTATAACCAAAACACTAATAAATATCTATCTCCTTTATCTTTGACTGGTAGCCCACGGTGCATGTGCGTAAAGCTGGGAAAAAACAAAGCGTGTCCATTCGGTAAAGGCTTCACTGTTGTACGACGGTGAAACTCCGTTCCGCCACCTTTATAGTTTCCCGTGTTCAACGGTACAACCATACTGATATCAGCGGTCTGGTCATGGTGCCACGCACCTTGTTTTTTATCCCTTACATTATAGTTCGCAATCTGTATAGTTGCTGCACCATTACAGTACCGTTGCCAAACGGACATAAAGATAGGGTTCATTACATTATAGACCACCCCAAGCATTGAGTTGAATAACTCGGGACATCTTTCATGTAAAACTATTTCAGGTATTTGCCTGAGTTCGTCTTCGTCCTCATTAGGACTGAAACTGAAGTGTTGTTTCATGTTTTCTATTTCATCTAACAAGGTAGTACAAAACTCTTCGGTAAACAAAGGCACAGAATAAACATCATGACCATGGTCAGTAACGTATTCTTGAAGTATGTTTTCCACGTCTTTCTCCCCAGCACTTTCCTGAAATTCTTTTAAACTTTTCATCGAATCTTTAGTAAGCTCGAGAGTAGTTTTGTCAAGCATCCACTCAGCTTTTATAGTAAGTAAAAAGTTTTTGACTAGGTATGGAGGGGTTTGCATTTAAGCTCCATTAAATTCTTTATAGCTAGGCTATACCTACCTATAGTTATATAAAAAACACGCTCTAAGGGGCTGCATTTAGCCCACAATTTCAGCATATCCACATCGTAAATCATATTTAATATCTCCCATTTTTATGTCGGGGTGTTTTTCTATTATCTGCTTAACTGTTTGATTTTTATACAGTTTTAATCTAGCAGCATTTTTCTCAGACTTAGGTTGTTTACCTGTAGGTTTGATTTTATTGTTCTCTAACAGAGGGCTCACTTTAGTTTTAGCTTGTTTCACTAAATCACTAGCGAGAGACCTTTTAGGTTTCTCTGGTGTGGAAACCAACCGAGTTATTGATAAGTCTTCGTCCTTGACTTGTTTAGCTTTGTTATAAAAATACTTCCAAAAAGCCATTTGTGCATCCTTTTTTGTTTCAAATTGTTTACTTTTCCCAGTGTGTAGTTTCCAAAGTTCAGTGGCTTTACTAAGAGTAAGCCATGAAGGAGGAGCGTATTTTTCTGGGTCATATATATTAGCTGAACCGCCCCTTAGTTTACCGACTTCTAAATCATTTGTCAATACGATTCTCTTCCAGTCGATCCCAGCGGGTGTGTTGTTTACAAAAGTAATCACATCCCATGTATCTCTTGTTTCTACCATTCTTTTTTCTCCAGTATACAGATATATTAAGAAACATATATATTAATGTAAAGGAATGGTGTCAATAATCATGACACCATCCTCCTTACTGGTTATGCAGCTCTCGCATAGTCGATGGCTTTATTCATCGCTTTCTGCTTTAGTGAAGCACGACCCCCGAACCACGCATTATGTAATGACGCGTCTCGGTCATGACCCCACTTATGATCGACCACAAAGGTGACAGCATTCATCGCTCCCCACCATGTACCGTTAGACGATTTGAGTCTAGCTCCTGGCTGTTCGTCAATCGCTTGATGGACCATACTAGGTATGCGCTTAAACTCATCAACCATTGACTGACGGGTCGCTATCATTCTAGTATCGCTCATCTTTTCTATTTCTTCCTGTGCTGTTATCAGTTCAGGTTGAAACAGGTCGGCTATATAATTAACGACAGAATTTCTATCAAACTTCTTAGAGCTTAAAAACTCAGCAGTCTCTTTAAATTCAGCCATTCTGTCTCCAGCTAACCCTAGTGCTTGTTCAGCAGCCACAAATACTTCGCTATCTAAAGCACGTACATGAGGCATTCTAAACCCGAGAGTTGACCTGTCAGACAAAGCCATTGTCAGTGTGTTGTTACAAACCACACGGATAGGTGTAAACCTTATCTCGTTAGACTTTCCCCATTTATGAGACACACTCACTAATAAATAGCCGAGCACTCTATCGTCTCCTGGAAGGGTAAAGTCTTTACTGACGTTAGCCAATCCCCAAACATTTTGTCCATCTTTAAGAGAACCTGCAGTTTCCATTTTCATGTGTCCTGCGTCAGTAAACTTCTTAAAAAATTCAAAAGCGTCTGCGTTTTGACTAGGTATAAACCTTGGACCACATGGACCAAAGGTTTTGTTATCACTATCACGAACTAACACAGAGTAACCATCTACACCGATGAGGTCATCGGAAGCGTTTACGTCTGGGTCAGCGTGGGTAAATAAATGCCTTTTACTAACTGTCCAATCA